AGCCTGTGTACTCTGCAATGCCATCTAGCACACCAACGTACAGCTTCTCTACAGACGTCTCAGCAAAACACAACGGATTCATGTGCGACCACGTTGTAGCTCTGTAGCTGCCGTCCTGTAGCGGAAAGCGTGTGTCAAATGTGTATACAACACCTAACACTGGGAAGTTAAGTAGCACAAACGCCTGTCGTGGCGAATAGTGCATCTTGATGTTGCCTGTCTCTGCAGCAAACAGCGACTTAACATCGTTGTTAACGTTCTTAGACACGTCGCCAATAGGCGCTGACTTCTCTTGTATTGTCCTAGACAGACTACGTACACCAGAGTCGTCTAAGAAGATCAAGTCTCTACCTGTGCTGACTACAGCATCTCTGTTGACACAACCAATGTTAGATATAGTGTCTGTCAGCGTCATGTTAGCAGGGCTAGCAGCACCTTCATAGACAAGGATAGAGTTGCGTCCAAAGATGATTAGAAAGCCGTTATGAGCCGCTAGAGCAGTAATAGTGTCGTAGCCTGTAGGCCAGACGTTAGTTAAGTCTATGCTGCCTGTAGAGCCTCCTGTCCAGTGTGTTCCGTTTAGTAAGTCAGACCAGTAAATTGTAGACTTATCATCTACAAAGTCTGCTACCCAAAGACGACCAAACGCTGCTAAGCAAACGTGACCTTCTGGAGGCGTGCCTGTAGCGTGTGAATGGGCTGACATAGGGTCTATAAAGCCGTCATGTGCGGCATGCACCAAAGGTTCGTGTCCACGTTGGAAGAAGTACATATGGTCATTGAAGTTAACCATCTTCCAGTTGTTATCTGTAATAGTGTAGCCTGCAGGAGTCTCATCTACCATTGTGGTAGTGCCTGAAAATATCTTGTTGTTGCCTGCAGAGAAGAATGTAACGTCTCCGTCTTCTGCAACAAACTCACCCATAGACTCAATGCCGTCAGACGAGCCTAACAAGTCATTGCCGTTCAGTATGCTGTAGCCTTTACGCGCAGCTATTCTGCCTTCTTTGTCGATAACGCAGTTATCCGCTACAGCAGCAAAGGTAGGCTCTTGCGACAACGGTGCATCTTGCGTGTTGACGCCTGCAAATCCTGGTGCAGTAATAGTAATGCTTTGTAGTTGTTGAGCCATTTAAGTTCCTTAGACAGCGACGTATGTAGTGTCTTCACCGTACTTGTTAGCGTCAAACGCAACAGCGTCAGATAACACAGTGTCAGCAATAGCAAACTGTTCTGTTGCAGACTGACCACCTGTCTCGCCTCTTTCACGTAACGCCATAGCCAATGCAAGCTGCAACACAGGATTGTGTGGCACTTTAAGGCGTGTAGCGTCAGCTGTTAAGTCAGCTTGTCGTACAAACGAGTCAAAGTACAGCTCGTAAATGCCATCAGGCTGTGGATACACTTGTACAGTAATGTCTCCATTGCTGTCAGCGCCACTAAAGGCAAACTCAAAAGGCGCACCAGAGGCAGGTTCGCCAATCTTGTAGTAGTTGTTCATGTATGTTCTGTTACGGCTACGCAGACGTATCTTATTCGTAACGTTCATTGCTTCTCTGACTTCAACGTCCTGTCCAGAGCCTGTAAGAGCGTATGTAGACGTTCCGTTAACTGTGTCAAACTCAATAGCTGTACGCAACGCTGACCAACTATGTGCGTCTTCTACGATCTGCTTAGCATCGTTGACGAAGTCGCCAATCAAGGCTGAGTAGCTTGTTTCTGCTACAGTGTCTACTTCGTTCTCTCGTAAACGACGTAGCACGCTGTTGACTAACTGCAAGTATGTCATGTTAGTTTCCTATGTATGTAAAGACAGCGCTTATACCTGCGACAAGAACTACCCAGATCAGTCGCTCCATTGTTCTTGCGCTAGCCATGCTTTCAGCCAAAGCGTCCATCTTATTCTCTATAGCGTCCACTTTAGACTCTATATGAGATTGCCGATTAAACACAGTGACAAGCCTTTCTTCAACACGCGCCAATGACACGATAGCTTCTTGGAGTGTATCGATCTTTTTCTCAACTCTGCTTAATCGGTCTTCCATCAAACTATCACTCCTACTACTGCCATAACACAAGCAAAAAGAATTGTTCCAATAAACGCAAATCCAATACCGTCAATGATTAAGCGTTTTCGTGCAGCTCTAGCTCTTGCTGCGTCTAGTCTTTGCTTACGGATTGTTGCTCTAGTTCTGAGCATTTCAACGTAAACATCTTGCCCAACAGTATAGATGATAATCTCTCGAAGCTGACGCTCCATCTGTTGAGTCTTCTGTTTTGCCATTGTTATCTGTAGTGCTGCATTTTCTACAGACCCTTTCGCAAATAACTTAGACATCGCTGAGGCATTCTCAATACCTGCCTCTGCTTCTAGTATTTTATCCTTCGCGTCAAAGAAAGCACCAAACTTATGTGCTAGGTCTTGAATCTCGTGACCTTTGTTAACGGCTTGGTTGATGTAGTTAAACGCCTTCCCTGCCGCAGATACTGCCGCTATGATTTCTATCACTCATATACTCTCACTAATTCTTTGTCTGCTACTCGTGGCAAACAATAGGCCGCGAGGGTTATGCGTCTTGGTGCTGCGTTGATGGTGCGTTCTACCTTGCCAGTGACTATCGCATTGGCAAAGTAGTTGCACCGATGAATGTTGTAAAAGTACATATCAGATGATTCAACCTGTCCGTTGACTAAAACCATTAGCAAGAACAGGTGCGTCATCAATCAGAAACAACTTCAGC